ATCACCGTGGAAATCGCTAATTTTCTAGCTTGAAGACGATGCTGTTTCCTTCGTAACAATCTTTTGCGAAAAGATTTCCAATACTATCAACAATTTAACTGAAAAGAATCAAATAATTTGAAATATCTTTGATCGAGTGTTGACAATAAATCATCAGTTTGATATTATGTAATCATTGTGATGTGAAATTGATGAGGAAATAAATGGCAACTCGTTCTACGATCTCCCTGGTTCATGAAAATGGTTCGGTTTCTTCGATTTACTGTCATTTCGATGGTTACGTTGAAAATGGCGTTGGTCAAACATTGTTTGAGCACTACAACGATTACGAAAAAATTGTTCAATTGATGGAACTTGGTAGCTTGTCGTATCTTGATGGTGAGATTGGCGTTCAGCAAGATTTTAATAATCCTCAACCTGGTATGTGTCTTGCTTACCATCGTGATCGTGGCGATATCATGCGTAATGAAACGTACTTAGATATTTCTGTATGGTTAAAGAATCATTACGCGGAAGAATACAATTACATCTGGATCGAAGGTGAATGGTTCTGTTTGACCAAAGAAAATTTTGAAAAAATGGATTGACAATAAATCATCAGTTTGTTATGATGTTTTTATCGTAATGATTTTTGTGAGGATTTAAAAATGTCTAGTTATTATGTACAATTCAAATATGCTTGTCTTTCTTGTCCTACCAATTACGTTCGCATCTTTTCCAAAAAACAATTCGAAAATTTGGATAAAATTCGAGGTGTGATTAATAAACGATTTCCGTCCTGGACGATTGATCGGTTAGTTTCTAACTATCGTTTCAATGTTGACAGCTATAGTTCAATGGCTGCCCGTGAGTATCAATGGGTCTTGACTGTTGCGGTGTCGCAAGTGACGGGGGACGAAACTGATGTTAATGATGATGATCCCAAAGAAACTCGTTACCCCAAAGTAACTCTGAAGTCTCGGAATGAAAAAGAGAAGAACGTAATCTATCGAGAAAACATGGTTAGGGTCAATCTGTCAGATGTCGATATTATCTCTACCAGACGTTCCGGAGAATTTAATGGTGTGGGCACGTGGTTGAATGACATGTACGATTGGGAAATCGTAACTGATTCTACTGGTGAACTGGTCCTGGTCGCCACCAAAAAATATTTGCCATAAAATCATTATTTGATATATAATGATTGAAGTAAAGTAACAACCTGTTCTTTAAAGTTTTAGGATGCATACAGCAACAAAACTTCTGATAAAGCCCTTAGCCCTTAGCCTCAACCCGTGCAAAGGCTGACACCCAGGAAAGACTGGTTGACAGATGGAAAGACATCTATGATCATAATCCGAGATATTATGTGCTTTTCGATCAAAGAGATCGATGACAAGGAAAAGACCTGTGACTATCGTGAAAGACGAGATCTGCATCCTGTATTTAAATTAGCGTGGTTACAGCAATCAAAATAATCTAGATGGATGAGTGAGAGGCAGGTCGTACAACCTCCTGTCCCATTTATCAACATCAGTTGGATGTCTGATGAAAAACAAAATATCCAAACCCACGCTGTTAATTGAATTAGGCTGATTTCAGCAAATTACCGATCTCGAAAATCGAAAATATCAACCTGCATTTGGAGATGAAAACATGAACGCTTTTATAAACGCAACTAACGCACCTGGTGCTACCGTTACCGCCAACGGTATGCCGGCATTGACCAGTTCCGGTGATGCCATCTGTGATCTTTTTTATGACATTGGTTCTTCTCGCAACAATCCCAACATTACTTCTACTTTCTTCCGCGCATTCGCTAAAGACAAAACTCTGGCCGCACGCACTCTGTTCTGGGCACGTGACGTCCGTGGTGGGGCAGGTGAACGTCAAACTTTCCGCAACTTGATGCTGGAACTCGAAGCAACTGCCCCAGCGGAATGTAAGCGACTGTTGCCGTTCATTCCTGAATATGGTCGCTGGGATGACCTGTTGATCTTCCAAACCGCGGGTATGAAGGTTGAAGCCTATAAGTTGTGCGCTTTGGGTATTCGTTCGGGTGATGGATTGTGCGCTAAATGGATGCCGCGAAAGGGTCCTGTTGCAATCGAATTGCGCAAAGTCATGGGAATGTCACCGAAGCAGTACCGTAAGACTCTGGTGAACTTGACCAACGTTGTCGAGCAAAAGATGTGCGCTAAAGAATGGGACAAAATCGACTTCGGCAAGTTGCCTTCGATTGCTTCTAAGCAATACATGTCTGCGTTCCATCGTAACGCTTCGATTCAATATATCGCATATAAGGCGGCTTTGATGAAGGGTGAAGCAAAGATTAACGCTTCAGCGATCTTCCCGCATGATGTGATTCGTGGTATGCGCTATGGTGATGCTGCAGTTGGTATGGCACAATGGGAAGCATTGCCCAACTTCCTGGGTGATGACAAAATCATCCCGATGGTTGATGTATCTGGCTCGATGGGTTGTCCTGCTGGTCCTGGCATCACTTGTATGGAAGTTGCTGTCGCTTTGGGATTGTATATTGCCGATAAGCAGCAAGGTGCATATAACGGAATGTTCTTGACCTTCTCGCAAACTCCTGAACTGATTCAGTTGAAGGGCAATCTGGTGGTAAAGATGAGTCAGATGATGAGATCGAAATGGGGAATGTCAACCAACGTTGAATCTGCTTTCAAACTGATTCTGGATCTTGCCGTGAAGAATTCTGTTCCGCGTGAAGACATGCCGAAATACTTGCTGATTCTGTCTGACATGCAATTCAATCGATGCGTTGAGAATCCTTCTGATTCTGCCATCGGCATGATTCGTCGCATGTATGAAACTGCTGGTTACGAGATGCCGAAGATCGTATTCTGGAACTTGAACGCTATGTACGGTAACAAGCCGGGCATGACATTCGACAAGGATGTGGCAATGGTTTCGGGTTTCTCCCCTGCTATCATGAAATCAATCCTGAAGGCAGAAAAATTCGATCCGATCAGCGTAGTACTTGACGTGATCAATGGTGAACGTTACAGCGGAATCAATTTGGATTGACAAAAAATCCCGATAATGATATGATGCATTATCGGGATTTTATTTGGATATATCATGAATGTTTTTGTGACTACGATGAAGCGGTGGGGAAAAGATGCATCATATCATTATATCAACGGCGTCTATTCAACTAAGGCAGATGCAATGTTTGCCAGAGACGTTGAAGTCACAAATCGAGAAGGAAAATATGATTATTCAGTGACTGAATGCAAACTTGACGTACCAACTCCCATAGAAGAAATCGAATATTTTTATCAATGCCGCAACGGCGAAGACCAAGGAAATGAAAATGAATGACATTATCGTACTGAAATTAAATACCCAAGAAGAAATCATCGGCAAGATTGAAGCCGAAACCGAAGAAGCAATTTATCTCTCGAAACCGCGAAGCTTGCATGTTATGGACATGGGCAACGGGCAGGCTGGTGCATCATTCGTTCCTCCGATGTTGCTTGCAAATGATTCGCAACCGGTGTGGATCCTGAAACAAGCTATTGCTATGAAGACGCTGAGCATTAACGCAGAATATGAGAAGCGATATCTCGAATCTGTCTCTGGTATCTCCCTTGCCACCTCTCTGAAAGGTTAATATCATGCTGTTCAAAAAAGAATTTTTGTTAAATGATACTGACGAAGTGCTAGATGTTATTTCTGACGAGATTTCTGACACCGATCGGTGGTCAGAATATCATACCATGATCTTCAAATATAATGATCGGTTTTATCGATCTAATTATTCTCTTGGTTTAACTGAATCCCAATACGAATCTCCATACGAATATGAACCAGATGAAATCGAATGTGAGGAAGTCTTCCCAACTGAAGTTATGATAACTCAATATTTTTCACAGAAAGAGTTGGCCAAACTATGATGCGAATTGCCCCGTCTGTTCTTGCTAACGGCGTTAGTCACATTAGCACCACATCAGCTGGCGCTGATATCATTCTCAAAACCCCTGAGGGTATTAATTTTTTCAAAACAAAGACGAAAATGTTTAAAGTGGCAATCGATAATAAGACTGTTCCGTACTACAAGCGGTTCATTGAAACTGAGATGAATCAATATCAACGAGAATTATCTGAATTCCTTAGGGATGATAACATGGCTAGAAAGTATAAGATGGATGATTCTGACGCCGAGGGATGGGAGATTTATCACACATTGATGGACAAATATAACGTCTGCAAGTACTTTATGAAGAAGAAATATGACTGATAACGTTTTTTTGACTCCAGAAACGTTTCTTGTTACCATTGAAATTATAATGGAAGAAAAACGAATCAACCACCTCGATGCAATTATGGAATATTGTGATATGCATGGCATTGACGTTGAGGAAGTTGTACCGTTGATTACTCGCCCACTGAAAGAGAAAATCAAGATTGACGCTCAGGAAGCGGGCATGATGAAACAGGAAGCGAGGTTACCGCTGTGATTTATAACAGTTATACGAAGAAAGAAGAAAAGTTAACTGGTCGTTGGTACATCGATTCTCATGAAGATTATATCCAAGAACTGGTTGACTGCATTGCAAAATGATATCTGGATGGAATTTCTTTAAACTCCACAAAGCGCTTGATTTCCATTTTCATACTGATGCATACGATATTTTTAAATACGAGGGGAAAATAAATGTGTCTCCCGAAAAATTCGGCGTAAGACAAGATCGTTTTCGGTTTGAATATTATGGTGGCAAGTTCTTTAATCGTGAAAAGGCAGCGCAGTTTTGCATAGCGAATTTCGTCCGGGGCAATCGGCAGTTTGTTTATACCACTTTTGAAGATTCAGAAGCAGAATATTTTCAATGGAAAAAGGTTCAGGAATCAATAACTAAAATGTTCTCTGATGATATCCAAAAAATCATTTTCAGAGCTGATGGTGCTGACATTTTCAACCTGACTCCTAGTGGTAAACAACCACCGCTACTTCAGATGATGAAAGCGAAGTTTATCAACCTTGAGACCGCGATTATTATACATAAAGAACGATATAAATTTTTGACAAAATGGTCTGATTTATCGTATAATGATCCTTATGTGGGTGAATTATTACTCACGTTTAAGAAGTACATTCCTTTCGTTAAATACGACAAGGAAAAAATCAATCTAACTCTACAGGAGCTAAAGTTTTAAAATGGGCAAGACCTTTAAGAGGAATATTCCTCAAGCGTATGATGATGATAAATTTGAAAAGCATTCCAAGGGACGACATTTGAAGCACTCACAACATATAAATAACCATAGTGAAGAATTTTTGGATCCAGAAGAAGACTTTGAATACCGAGAAGAAGTAGAACATTTCATTCACAAATGGAAATGAAGTTGATTATGTAATTTTGATGATAATTCATATTATGGAGGAGTTTCCTCATCGTTTACAATCGTTTACAATCGTTTAAAGGAAATAAAATATGTCTAATTTCGCATCTATTCTCGCCGCTGTCAACAAAATGAAAGACGGAGGCAATCGTTCACAAGATAACGATAAAGAAAATTATTGGAAGGCAGAGCAGGACAAGGCGGGAAATGCTTTCTCAATAATCCGCTTCCTCCCTAGCATCTCTGATGATCAACTCCCATTCGCAAAAGTGTTAGACCACGGATTCCAAGGCGACAACGGAAAGTGGTTCATCGAAAAGTGCCCTACTACCATCGGTAAAGATTGTCCCGTTTGTGAAGCAAACGGTCCATTGTGGACTTCTGGTCGTGAAGCAGATAAGGAAATCGTCCGGAAGCGCAAGCGTCGTACCTCTTTCATCAGCAACATCCTGGTTATTAGTGATCCCAAGAATCCGGATAATGAAGGTAAGATTTTTATGTTCAAGTACGGTAAAAAGATCTTTGACAAGGTCTCTGAGGCAATGCAACCTCCTGAGGTCGAGATTCAATCTGGTGAATCTACTCCGATCAATCCTTTTGATCTGAAAGAAGGTGCAAACTTCAAATTGAAAATTCGCCGCGTTGAAGGTTACGCAAACTTTGATAAGTCTGAATTCGATAAGCCTAGCGCGGTCGAGATTGATTCTTCGAAGCTGTTCGACCTGGCTCAATTCACCGATGAAAAGACGTTCAAATCATACGACGATCTGAAGACTCGTTTCTTGGCTACAACTGGAGCAACTGGTGGTATCTCTCGCACTCAACCGATTAAGGAAGAAGCAGATGATGATGTTCCGTTTAAATCTGATGCAAAATCGATTGCAGCACCGAAGTCTACCAAGACAGTGTCTATCCCTGATGATTCAGAAGACGACATGGCATTCTTCAGGAATCTTGCAAACGACGATTAAAAACTTTATTTCAGGTTAATTTTAAGGCGCTTCGGCGCCTTTTTTCATTTGTGCATGGTTCATCGATTAACTGCATTTTTGGGAAATCGCATCGCTAGACCCCAATAGGCGCAATGGGTTGCCAAAAAAATAAACGATTTGTTATGTTGTATTCAATGCAATACGGAATTGAATGAAGGTTATGATTAGCACATGGTCGACTATATGAAGTGATTCTGAATCATCTAAGAGTTAACATCTGAGCCTTTTGAGATTCACCAGATTCAGACATCTGAATATGAATCCACAATGATCCTTTAACTTCAATGATGATCTTCTGAGCAGAGACAATCTGAGCCAGTTCTGATGCTCGAGCTAGATATTGTTCATACGTCTTACAATCAGTGAATTGAATATCAACAGCAAGACCAAGTTCATGTCTGGATATCTTTCCGTTAGTCATTGAATACTGATTACCAGCAACTCGATAGAAACTCGTCAATCGTGCAGTGCCATACTTAGACCAAATTGGATCGATCACGTTAGTACCAACCCTCTGCATGTTTGCAACAATCTGACATGCGGTTAAGTTATGCTGTGCCTTAATCGAACCACCAGAAGCAGGGAACATCACTGACTTGATCGTGTGATACTTAGACACATTCGTTGAATAATCAACGTTTTCGCAATCAATCGGCGCTTTATTCTCAGCAGGTTTTTCCTTTACTGTGCTTGTCTCCTCAACTGAAGAAGCCGGCTGTCCTGTCGCTTGATCAATTACTGGAGCAATTGTAGGATCTTTAGGATCAACTCCGGCAGCAATCATCTCATCTGTTGTCATTCCCTCAATAGCGAGAGCCTTATCTTGCGCTCTACTCGGCGGATCTGGGAATACAGCTAACGAACTTGCAGCAAACGTATTCCACGTACCAGTTACGATAGGATCAGGATTTGCCTGTCCTGTGTTGGTATACGATTTCTTAGAATCCTTCTTAATGTTTCCGCCTGCTTTAACGTCAATATCACCACCGGCTTTAACGTTCACTGATTCAGATGCATCAATAATGTAATCTTTGCATTTTACTTGAAACGTCTTGGTTGCAAACATTGATATGTTCTCGTTACATTCAAGGTTAGTATCACCTGTTACTTTCACGTTGGCCTTACCGCCGATGTTTACATGAGCATCATTGGAGACGATGATGTTAGCGTTTTCACCCACGTTTATGACACAATTCCCGCTTATGTGTATGTAACCATCATTATCGACAATTTGATAACCCGACCCCACTATCCTATTGACCTGAGTGCCGTTGGCATCAATTTCGGTGTAGGTTCCTGATCGATGATAGGTATGGATCCGTTCCGCGTGTGGCGTATCATCGAACTCTTGGATATGACCAGATTCCGACTCAAAGACGTGATTATACGGATATTGAGTCGCATAAGGAATTGTCGGTTGATTCCATGTTCCTCCGCCTTGGGCGAACGGAATTCCCATATGACGAGCGGCTTCTTTTTTAGGAACTACAGTCTCTTCAATTTTCTGATTTCTTGCAAGTCTGTTAAGATCGGGTTCGTTCAAGAATTCCTTTTTCGGATAAATCTTGTTTGGATCTTGAAATGCCTTGCCAGCAGATTCTTGCACTGGTGCACCTGGAACAGTTCCCCATATAATCGGTTTCTGTTTATCGTCACCATCTAAGAAAGTGACGATAACGTAAGATCCCTCAACAGGACCAACTGGTGCATCACCGATGCCATTCATAGACGCACTGGTGAGCGGGACGATAGGCATCGCCCATGGTAAATCATTCGTTGGAAGGATAACCTTGTCGTCAGTATGGATTCCAATAACACGCACCTTACAGCGACCCATCTTCAACGGATCTGTGGTACGATCTTCAACTACTCCAACATAAGTTTGCGACATTGCTAACCCTTTGAATTATAAAGCGAATCCGACAAAAATAAATTTGACAACGGAGGCAGTTTTGTTATAAAATCTTGGTGTTGATTTGATGTTGTTGATCAATGGGTATTTTATTATAAATCACATGTATTATGAGGGCAAAGCCCGAATGCGCGAAGCGCAAAATAATATTTATCACCAGTTAAGATTAACTTCATCTAGATCATTTTCTAATCCATCAGACATGAATCCAAAAGGCGTTAAGGCGTTTTCCCTTATTATTTTCAACACATCTCTAACCTATTGATTCTTATTCAAAATCCGACAAAAATAAATTTGACAACGGAGGCGGTTTTGTTATAAAATCTTGGTGTTGATTTGATGTTGTTGATCAATGGGTATTACTACATCGGTTTATATTCACCTGCAGATGAATTACGAATTAATTGTAAAGTCATCTTATGTTGATTAGGTGATATTCTGTGATGAATAGATGTAATTAACCAAGAAGCAATAACTTTATCATCATCT